ACGCCTTGTTGTGCCGGCCGGGCCTGCTGCCGCAAAACTACAGCGAAACGCTCGACGGCGAAAGTATGCGCATCATGCTTCGCCACTGGCCGGTGATCAGCATCGCCTCGCTCACGATCGACGGTCTTGCCGTCCCGCCGGTGATCGCGGGCGTTCGCCATGGCTATCTCTTGCAGAGCGCGGATGTCGCGCCGCCCGGACGACAACAAGCGGTCGATATTTTCGGCCGCTGGATGTTGCGCGGTCGACAGAACGTCGCCGTCGCCTATAGCGCCGGCTACAGCGTGACGGGCGAAGCGCAGACCGTTCCGAGCGCGACGCCGTGGCAAGTCGCCGCGAGCCAGCCGTTCGGGCCGTGGGGCTCGGATCTCGGCGTCGTCGACGCTTCGACCGGCGCTCCTTTGGCCGCGGTCGAGGCGTCGCCGGCGATCGGTCAATATTCCGTCTCGGCGGGCCTCTATGCATTTTCGGCGGCGGACGCGGGCGCGCCATTGTCGCTTTCCTACGGCTATGTTCCCCAGGATATCGCCCAGGCGGCGCTGGAGCTGGCGGCGGAGCGATTTCGGGCGGCCGAGCGGATCGGCCAGCGCTCCAAATCGGTCGGCGGACAAGAGACGATCGCCTACGACACCTCGGCCATGTCGGCCGCCGTACTGGCGCTGCTGCAACCCTATCGAAGGGTGACGATCTAGATGTTGACGCTTGGCCTCGCCGGCGCCGACGCGCTCGATGCGCGGCTCGGCGCCTTTCCCTCGGAGCTCCTTGCCGATCTCGCCGTCAAAGCCGCGGCTCTCGCCGGCGCCCTCGCCGACAAGGTGAGGAACGACAAACTGTCGGGCCAGATTCTCAATGCGGTGAGCGGAGGTTTGCGCGCTTCGATCGTCAGCGAAGCGAGCGTCGATGCAAACCAAGTCGTCGGAAGCCTCGGGTCGGCGGGTGACGTCAAATACGCCGCCATCCAGGAATATGGCGGCAAGACCGCCGCCCACGAGATCCTGCCCTCGAAAGCGAACGTGCTGGCGTTCATCGCTGGCGGCGCGCTGCATTTCGCAAGACGCGTCGAGCATCCCGGTTCGGTCATTCCCGAACGCTCCTATCTGCGTTCGAGCCTCGAGGAAATGGCGGGCGAGATCATCGAGGCTCTCGGCCAGTCGCCGGGCGACGTCTGGGAGCGCTCATGAGCCGCGAAGCCGCGTTCTCCGCCTTGTTCGACACGCTGTCGAACGCCTATGCCTGGGGCATGGCTTCGCGCCGGCTGAAACTGTGGAGCGACGTGCCGGCCGCCATGCGGCCCGCGCTGTTCCAGCTCGAAGCGGGACCCGAATCCTACCAATGGACTTCGCTAGCCGCGCCTAAGCGCACGATCGAAGCCAAGCTGTTTCTCTACTTCGACTCGCGCGATCCGCTGACCCCCGGCTCAAGCGCGATCAACGCCGCGCTCGACGCGATCGACGCCGCTCTGGCGCCGCAGGGCGGCGACCTCGCGGCCGGACGGCAGACGCTCGGCGGCGCGGTCTATGACTGCAAGGTCGCAGGCGTCCCGGTGCGGGATACGGGCGACATGGACGGCGACGGGCTGGCGGTCGTCAGCGTCAAGCTGGTGCTGCCGTGAGCGAGGCTGCGAATATGCGGAGCGAGGATTTACGCCAGCGGTGGAACGAACACGCGATGAAGCATCCGACCGTTTCGGAAATGACCTTCGCGGATGGGTTCCTTGCCTTGGGCGGGAACGCGCCTCGCGAAGGTTGGCGCGCCTTTCGACGAGCTGAGCCTTGTCGCTCGGCTCGCCGCCGCACACCGCCGGCCGATCGAGACTTCGCCGCTGCGCCATATCCAGCGCGCTCTCGCGGCCAAACACCAGGGCGACGCTCGGCTGGCTTGCATGCACATGGCTCTGAGTGGACTGGCCAAGTTTGCCGATCCGCGAGAAGATGCGCGCTGGCTGTTCATGATCGACACACTGTTGGACCTGGGCGCCGATCCCTTGACGATCGCGAGAGGGCTCGGGACCGATCCAGCGGCCTGCGGCCTGTCGCTGGAAAAATACAGTCCCGATCAGCCGCGCGTGCCGGCGGGCAATCCCGACGGCGGACACTGGACGAGCGGGAACGCGGAAGGCGACGCTAGCGCCGCTCGGCCGGCGCGCGCGAAGGTCGTGCAAGTGGCGGATGCTTCTCCGAATTGGGCTCAATACGTTAACCCCGATGTCGAAAGCAGCCGGTCAGGAGCCGATATCGCCGCATCATCGCGATCGACAATTCTCCAGCCTCGTGCCAGCAACTTCGTTACGGAGGTGAACATTTCTTGTGAGGAGCTCGCCGAATCCGATCTGGCGATCCGGCGATCTGCCGATCGGCTATATTTGACGACGACCCGCTCTTTCACGGGGAGTGCATGAAGGGAATGCTGCGCCGCATGGACGAATGCGCCGCAGGTCTCCCCTTATCGCCGCTCTTGCCTTACTGAGGACGCGGCTATGCTCGACTATCTCGCGCTCCTCAAGGCCATGGCCGCCGCCCTGCGGAGCCGCGGTCCGTTGGATTGGGCCTCCATCGCTCCTCTCAGTGGCATTCGTTTCGATGGCGTGAGATCAATCGGCCTAACCGGCTCCGCCTCGGCGATTGAAGGCGGAACGCTGGTCAAGGAAGGTTTGCCTGTCGACGGCGTAATATTCCAGGCGCCGCGCCCGGAGATTTCGTTGCTTTTCCCGGAAAGAGCGGTGAGCGAACCCAATATCTCCGTTCAGCAATTCGCGGCGGATCAACGCATCGCAAAATCGCGTGCAGGCGGCGGATACTCAATCGTTTTCACGATCGACAACGTTATGTGCGCGGTCCTCGTAAAAGAGCCGGGAGCATTCATCAACGGGCTCACAGTCAGCGACCTCGGACCTTCTGGCGAGGCGCGACGAGGATCAAGCGGTGGCGACCAGGAAACGCCGCGAAGCGAGGCTCCCCACTCCTGACCCCTCGCTCCGTTTGAGCCGGAGTCCCTTCCCGTAGCATATCGGCGGCCGTCACCGGTTGCGCCGAAGCGCGTAATCGAGGCGAAGCTCCTCCGTTGTTTCGATGTCCGCGGTCCGACGCTGGACGCGAGCGCGATCCAGGCCGATCTCGCCGCCGGACGACAGACGCCTGGCGACGCGGGGTGCGACCGCAAGATCGCGCGGGTTCCTGTGCGGGATGCGGGCGACGTGGATGGAGATGGACTGGCGGTCGTCAGCGCCAAGCTGGTGCTGCCGTAGGAAGCGCTTCTAGATTTTCGACCCCAGAATCACAATGGAGAATTCCCCATGTTCGTCTTTGGCTCGGGCGTGCTGATCGGCACGCCCCAAGGCGGCGCGCCGATAAACTTCGGGCTCGCGCAGGAAGTGACGCTCAACGTCAGCTCGACGACGAAGTCGCTCTACGGGCAATATAATTTCCCCGTGGCGATCGGCTCGGGAACGCGCAAGATGACCGGCAAGGCGAAAATGGCGCGTATTTCCGGCCAGGCGCTGGGGTCGCTGTTCTTCGGCGTTGCGCCCTCGACCGGCGTCACGCAAACGCAATTCGGCGAGGCGGCGAGCGTGCCTAGCTCCTCGCCCTACACTTACACGACCAGCTTTCACACCAATTTCGTCGCCGACCAGGGCGTCGTCTACGCGGCGAGCGCGTTGCCGCTAAGGCTCGTCGCCTCCGCGCCGACGACCGGACAATATTCGGTGTCGGCCGGCGTCTACACCTTCGCAGCGGGCGACGCGGGCGCCGCTGTGCTGATTTCCTACACCTATACGAATTCGGCTAGCGGTGAGAACGTCGCCGTCACTTCGCAATTGATCGGCCCGACGATCGCATTTTCGGCCAATCTGTTCGCTTCCGATCCGACCACCGGCAAGCAATTTTCGGTGCTGCTTTACAATTGCGTCGCCGAGAAGCTGGCGTTGGGCACCAAGCTCGAGGATTTCACGTTGCCCGAGCTTGATTTTCAATGTTTCGCCAACAGCGCAGGCCAGGTGTGCCAGCTCAATTTCGGAGACGCGGCATGAGCGAGGAAACCTTCCTCGTCTCGCTGGGCGGACGGCAGTGGGTTCTGCCGCATCTTCCCTTCCGAGCGATCAAGAAAATTCAACCCGCGTTGTTCCAGGTCTATTCCGAGCTCGGAGGCGCTGCGATATCGACCGCCAGCGTCGCCCGGCTCAACGAAGCGCAACTCGACCGCCTCGCCGAGGCG